CAGATTAGCTGGTATGTCTTAGCATAATCAGAGCTGTTCTGGCCCTGTGCTAAGTCAAACGCACGCTTCAAGTATGTAGGCAGGATAGCTTTAATGGAAGCATCTGGACCATAAGGGAAAGCAAAGCCGACAACCTTACTTAGGTCGGGAGCCAGCTTCATTACATTAGATACAGGGATAGCCACTAAAGGACCAACGCTTACGCCAAATGGATTACCCTGGAAGGTAACATCTAAGCTCTGCTTAGTCACACCAATGCGGTCAAGAGATGACAATCCCTTACCAATGATAGGCAACTTCTTTAATCCACCAGGAACTTCAAACCACATAGTGTCTGAATTCTGTAAAGCCTTTTCCTTTGGAACTTGGTTGCCATTTTCGTCAGTTGCTATACCAATGCGGTTAGGCGCGGTCCAAACTAGCGCAGCACGGTTGATGATAACTGGGTTATCTGAAGCAATCTTGAACCAAGTCTTGATTGCGTTCTCTTGTGCTGAGAAGAATGGAGATACAAAGCGCAACATCTGCGCAGCATTAGTACGACGCTCTACGTTGTACAGAATACCCTTAACGCCCTTGAGCGCATCAGCGCGAGCTGCCTTTTCAAGTCCGTATTGAATCTCATCAAACTCTTCACGGGTGAATACTCCACCCTTAAGCTGTTCCATTGTAGCAATACGTTCTTTAATTGACTTTTGATACAGGTCAACGAATAGTGGGTGACGTGCCCAAGCATTTTCAGGCATTGTGCCAAGATACTTAAATATCTCTCCACGTAAATTCTTAATTGCTTTAGAGCTTCGTGCATTCAAGTTCTCATCTAGTAGATGTCCATGAATAACAGGCAATTCGTCTGGGTTCTTTATAGCGTTACGCAAAAACTCAGGTGTAATGCGTGTCAGTTCTCCAGGCTTATTGCCTATCATCTGTTCACGGATACCAGAACCTTGTGGAATGTAGTTATCTACAAAACCCTTTACTTGATATACATGCTCAAGTGCTGAATCTCTACCAATACCTAAACGAGCACGCAGTGCTTGGTTGTCTTCTAGCAACTTGGCTACATCTTCAGGACTCTTACCCTCGACTAGCTGACGGGCTACAGTAGAGTTGGCAAAATCTTCGTTAATTGTGCGGGCCCAGTCAGTGTAATAGTTGGTATCCTCTGGACGCACAATACCGCGACCCTTCGAACCCACGTTGGCCCCGTACAACTTTGAATAATCTTCAAGAAGTGCGGTGAAAGAACGCTCTGATGAGTTTAACTCACGGTACAGTTCACCGTTAGGGCTACCAAATGCGTCATAAACTTTATACTCTAAACCTTCGGCGCCTTGGATTACAGAAGACACACGGAACTCACCCTGAGCAATTGTCTTCTTGCCTCCAGGAGTCAGCGAACTTTCAAATTTTCCAAGAGTTGCGCTGTTAGCCTCATAGGCTACAAGTTTATTTCTTAAAATTGATTGAGTAGATGATAATTTACCAAGGATATTTAAATCTCCAGGATTTTGATTTAGCAAATCATTATACTTTTCTATATCAACCTTGTGAACTTCAATCTCGCGACCTAGTTCTTGTACACTATTCTTAACAGATTTGTAATCAAGCTTTTCAACACGCTTAAATCGGTCAACAATACGAGTTCCCAGATTACTATCTGCAACATTTGACGTAAGATTGCGTGAGCCATCGGCAAAATGACGGATGCTAGCCATAGCTCCGACAGTTGCCATGATGCGAAGCTGCGAATCAATTGCGTTACGAACAGGATAACCTAGACGCAAAAGAACTGAAGCCTTCCATAGGTCGCTTGCTTCTTCAACTAGGCGTGAGCCGTTGAAACCAATTGCCTTAATTGTGCTAGCTTGAGTGCGAAGGACTTTATCGATTGTATCGAAGTCTGCGACTGGTAAAATATTAGCTGTCTGTGATTCAAAGATTGGCACTTTAATCATAGCGTTTGTTTCAGCGTCGAATAAGAAGCCTTCTTCTTTTGCCTCACGTAGCTTACCTGTACGGGTTGTTATGTGATGGTCATAAAGTCTTACTGCTGTATCGGCATCGATGCCATACTTTTGCGCGATTACTTTATAACCACGGTGCTCTAATGCGTTGATGATATTGCCACGCGCTTCAGGAGAAGCAGCGGCGGCATAGTCTTCAAGATATTTAGCTGCGTCATCAAATGTAAATGAAGAGTCAGCATTAAAAATACGTGTTAGTGCGTTTCCAGTCTTAGACAATGTGACCAGTCTATTTACAATAGCTGTCACTTCGCGGATTGAGTCACCTTCGTTTAGGTTAACCATGCCGCTAGGACGCTCACCTTGTGACCAGCTTATCTTTGAATAAAGTTTATGGAATGGAGTTGGTTGATAAACATCAGTACGGGCGAATCCAACTTCTTGACTATGGAAAGGAATTGTGCGAGCTGTTGCTAGCTCACGTCCAACTACTTGACCAAACTTACCAATACCTTCACGAAAAGGCGCTTCAGCTGATAACTCAAATAACTTATCCACATACTTATCATGTTTTGCCCAAGCTACTATAAACTCACGGTCGGCCGCAATTTCTTCTGGAGTACGAAGATTAAGCGGTAACATCCCCTCCTCTTGAGAGGATACAATTTTACGCTCTTCGTTAAGCAATGTCTTAAGCTGGCTGCGTGATAGTTCTCCGTTAGCGATACGCAATGGCTCAGTAATATCTGGACGCTTTAATTCATCTAGTTTACCGATGCCAGTCTTATCGCCAAGCAATGCCTGCATTGTGTTGAGCGCTTCTTCTTTAGTTGCTGTTAGCCCAAGAAGGTACGCGACGCTGGCTTCATTGTTACTTGCTTTCACCCAAGGATGATTAGCTGCCCAAATGGCATCGTTAGCAGCAAAGTCTTCAGCTAGCTTATCATAACGCATAGCTTCTTTGCTGGCAAGAGAACTCCATGTTGGGTCAATTGCTTTAGCTTCACGAATTGCTGTGATTGCTTCAAATGCTGAATCAGCAGCCTTTTGAGCCTTAACAAATTTACCACCGATGATTGATACATCGCCAACTAGTTGGATAGCTGTATCGCCAAGACCTGAAACAATTTTGCCGTATAGGCTATTTTCGAAAGCACGCTTGCGTGAAGCTTCATCGAATATATCAAAGTTGCTATCCATGAATTCAGGTGTTATTGAATCTGGAAGCAGTCCAATGATTCCCCCACCACTAGCGGCTGCGGCAGCTTGACCAAAAGAAATCTTGTTGCGATTTTCCCAGGCTCTTGACCATTGACCAGTAGATGAACCTACTAGTAAAGCGCTTAGAGGTTGACGAATTAAATTCTGATTTGTCTTATCAATGGCAGCAAGAACTCCACCAATTGGACGCGTTACATTTTTTGTAAAATCAATTCCAGCTTGCTGGATAGAATTAAAGAAACCATTAAATTCTTCACGGTCATTCAATGGAGCAGTTGCTACGTCCCACACAAACTTAGCTGGGGAAGCAATACCTAAAGCTATATCGCCAAGCCAGTCAGTGGTTCCTTTAGCAAGGTCACCAATGCGATTCCATACACTCATTAAGCACCGCGTCCACGCATTAACAACGACAGAACTTGACGTGTCTCTGCTGATGTAGAGGGACGTGAGCTGATAAAGCTCATTACTGGGTAATATGAATCAAGAGTTTTATTTGCTTGTGTGTTATCAGGCATCATATTACTAGGAATTTGTAACGCTTCAGTTCCTGGTCCAGGTCCAGCATCGGCACCAAAACTTATGTCCTGGCCAGGATTCTGTGTTGGGTCAGTTAGCTGTGGGACAGATGGCAAACTTATTCCTGATGGAGTTGGCATCGCGCCTCGAGCCATAGGAGCGGCTTGTTGTTGTTGCGTCAAAGCTTGTCCTTGGCCGTAAGGCATACCTGTGTAAGGACGAATAGCTTGACCTGATTGGCCTGCGCCACCAGTTCCTGATACATTAGCAGGATTGTTCTGTGGAGCAGTTGGGCGCATACCGCCACTATTCTGATTTCCAGCCATTGTTCCTCCTACTTAGAATATTGTGTTTTAATTTGAAACGGGCCTGCTGAATAAATACTTAACTTAGCAGCAATCTCTACCGCTTCTACTGGTTCCGCTCCAGCATGTAGTGCACCAAGTGCTATCGGCGCACCAGAACCTACGCCGTAAAACCCGTCCCCATTGCGCATCACTGACAAATCGTCACCGATGTCAAATAACTCACCATTGACAGCCATCAAGAATTGAAAGCGAGAACCGCTATCTTTGTCTTGTGGTTCATCAAAGTTAAAGCCATTAGCTTTTAAGCATTCACGAAGTGAAGGCATTGCCTTCGTAATCATAAAATGGTAAACATCTTTTTTATCTTTTACTGTGAGAACTGGTGGTTCCCAAATATGCTGAGCAATATCGCAAGGTGATACTTCTCCAGAACCACCGATGATAAACGCTCCGCGTTCATTCAACTTAGTCATATCTGGATGTGACCAAAGACGGCCAGTATCATCACTTACTAAACTATCGGCAACCATGATACAACTATCATCACGTTGCACGCCAATAATAGTTGTCATTGTCCCCTACTTTCTTATTGTCTAGTTGTTACTCTTGCGGTAGCATTACCGCCTGATGTCAAACTTGATAGTAAACTTTGGATATCTTGAGGTTGCTCTGGAGGGAGAGTGCCTCCTGCTAGAGCACCTTCGGGAGCAGGGGACGGTTGCTCAACCGCTTGTGGTACTCCAGCAGGAGGAACTGGTTGCGGTTGTGGGGCAAAGGTTGCTTCAATCGCATCCTCTAGTGCCTGTCCCTTTTGGCGTGCCTTAATCACAGCCGCAATTTTACGTACTACTTCTGAAGCATCCTGGCCTTGAGTAGCCATCTGTGGAATTGCTTGAGTGTATGCAGTAAGAGACCCAAGAAGTGCTGAACGCATATCTTCAATCTCAATCTTTTCTAACTCTTGTGATACGTTAACAGTAAATGGAAGTTCTCTCATCGCCATGTCCTTGGAGATAAGCTTGCCACCTAATGCCTGTAGCATAAAGATAAGACCCTGTGCAGGGTTAAGACCAGCAAGCATACCGTAGCGAACATCAGCTGAGTAATCAGACTTGATATCTTTGGTTGGCTTGTAGGTAATTTCGTATGGAGAACCTGAGTCGACACCACGAATGGTCTTCTCTTCAGGGTAGATAACTTCATCAACTTCGAAGCAAAGGCTGATTACATCACGAAGTGCTGCAGCAAAAATTGCCTGTGCTGACTTGACCTGTGTGTCAAAGGCTCCCATAAGAGCCTGTACGCCTTGACCTGTAACGATTGATGCGTTAACATTTCCTGTACGTGATTCAGGGTATCGAGTTCCTGTACGAAGTTCTTGATTCAGAATTTGCTGTTCGGTAAATGCGCCTTGAGGAATTGAAAGCTCAACACGTCGCACACCTGCTGGATTAGAAGTACGGATAACCGCATCTCCACCTAGCTGTAGTTCTTGTACATCTTGCGGAAGTACGATAGGAGCTTGTACAGATTTCTCAGCAGCTTCCATAGCAAGCAACGCGAAGCGGTTGCGTAGAAGTTGAATACCTAGAACATCATCAAACTGTCCACGTAGTTCGCCATCAATAGATGGTTTACGTGCGACAATAATCATCATCTTACCAAGAGGATTTGCTGCCTTTGATAAAACTAAATTACCTTTTGACGGTAAATAGATAATTGACTGGTCTTTATCGTAATAACGAATCATCTCAACCTGGTGATTAAGGTCCTGCTTATAGCCGAAGCCACCTAGCAGTTCTCGCTCATACTCAGGGAATTGAGAAACTAATTCGCCTAGTGTTAATGTGTAACGCTTAGCAAATGCCACACAACGTCCGTAGCGGTCAAACTCAGGGTAAGCACCTATTGGGTTTTCTACGCGGATACGTGGCAGTCTTGCTTCATCGTCTAGTTCAATTACGAACGGGACGAAACCATATGTGAGGTACCAGTCTGCGCCTGAGTACATCTGTACAGCCAGGTCAGAATTCTGAAAGTAATTCGAAGCAATACGAGTACGCTTATCAGCGAAGCTACGGGCACGGTCGCTAACTTGATTCGCTGCCGAACAGTTGACGGCTGGTAGTGGTGCCATAACCTCGGATAAGTCGCGGGCAACAATGTCAATAAAATTTGCCACGACATTGGCATCTACTCCATCTGGGAAGAAGTCAGGATAGACCTCAGCAATCTTACCCTTACGTACAGCAAGGACGTCAAGGTTGCGCTGGTCGCGCTCGTTGTTGCGGTAGCGTAGCGCTTGAACGCGTGCAGCTACCTGCTCCATTGATAATGCCATTGTTGTCCTAACTGTATTGTTCTGACCATTGAGAAGCGAAAGCTTCATCTAATTGAATTGAACCGCGTTGTGCTATCTGAGCTCTTGTAGCCCATCTGTTCTGACCATACTGGCCAATGCGTGTTGACTGCTGCATTAGCTCGCGTACACGAATGATTGCAAACCATAGCGCCATAACGCAGTCAGTTGGGTTCTTGGTATCTGGCTTCCAGGTAATCAACTGTTGGACTAGAGACTTAAGTCCCTCGGAGCCTTCGTTAGAAGGCATCTCAATTAAGTTGTTATCTTGGAAGCGTCCATCACGGGTAGAGCCGAATAGGCTTGCCATAGATGCTACACCAAATGATGTGTCCCACTTATTCTTGCCAGTGAAGTGTGAGTTAAGCTGACAACCCCACTGAGCTAAATAGTTACGCAGGTCGGTATCCATAGCGTAGTATTTCTGGTGAGCATTAATCTCAACTCGAAACTCTTGCGGATGGTACTTCTCTACCCACTCATGAATTAACGCTGTCTCCTTTTGGGGAGTAGGGTCAACCATGTTAACACAATCTAAAACGTAAACCTTACCATCAGCGCGGTTGTAAGTAACTGCCACAAATGCTGAACGACCAGATACAGCTGGGTCGAAACCAATAACCGTATAGGTAGACTCTAAATGTTTCGGGTGCCCTGGAGTATCTGGTTTAAGCGGTCCGCGCTTTCGCATACCGTTGACACATCCTGCAACTGCTGTTGGCGAGAATATGCTGTCTTCTTGGACGTCTTCTTGTTGGTAGACCATAGCCCAGACAGATGGCGCAACTTCAGAGCGGCGCGTAAAGAGAGAGGGTCCATCCCATTTCGGATAAAGTCCATCATTGTTAACCTCGTCAATATCTCCTTCAGCGCGGTCCGTCCACGGCCAAAGGGTCTTCCAGTTCTCAGGCTTCTCGTCAAACTCCAGCACGGCTGGCATTGAGAAATATGTGAAGGGGCTCTTGCCACCAGTCCACTGACCTGGGTCACGAATCATCTTATATAAATCTATGGGCGCGACACGGGTTCCAACTACTAGAAGTTTACCGTGCCGCCCCAGGCGGGTGATAACTTCTTTCTGGAGCCACTCAATTTGCTTTTCCCACTCATGGGCATTGGAACCCATCACCACATCGTCTAGAATAATCAAATCGGCACGTGCGCCATAGATTTGAGAGCCAAAGCCTAAGGCTTGGACGGTTGGGTCCTTTTCGCCCGAATCGCGGCCAGTACCCAAGTATATCATATCAGCTGACCATTGAGTAGCGTCAGCCTTAAACCCACCATTTGGGCCGTAGGCCGTTTGAAGCTTCATGTAAGCTGGGTGGGAAAGTCTTGTCTTAATAGCCCCAAGGAACTTGCGGGCCATGCCTTGAGTCTTTGAAACAATAATGACTCGAGCATTAGGGTTTGTTACAATCTTGTAAACTACATAGTTGGTCGTGATGACCGTAGACTTGGCGTGCTCAGGTGGCACGTTAATCAGGATACGGTTCTTGGCACCCTGCTCGTAAGTCATAGAAGGATGGAGCCAGCGAGGCTCACGTTCTTCAATTAAGTCGAACCAGTCAAGGTGATGGTCAAAAAGCTTGGTGTCTAGGAACTGCTCACAGAAG